ATATTTGTAACTAACTCTTTAAATTCTTCAGGTACCGATGTGGTATCCATTAATTCTAATTTTTTAGTTCTTTCTGCAGCCTTAAAGGCAGTATCTGTCATTTCTTGATAACTCATTCCCGCCAAATTGGCAGCTTCTCTAAGTCGGTACATTTCATTAACAGGAATGTCAAACTCACCCGTTTCCTCATTAAATACCACTGCAGATTCAGCCATATTAAGAACCGCGTCTTGTAAACCTTCGGCATCTGTTTGTGCCATCTGTAACAACTTAAATGGGTCTCCTAAGTCACCTATCGCTCCTCCTAACATTTGGAACCCTGCCGCGGTTTCAATAGCTTTCTCAGGGTCCATTAAACTATCAGCAAAATCTATGGTTTTACCTACATCTATTCTTAATGCTTGTGCTTTGGCAACCATTCTACTTAACCCGTCCACACCATCTTTAAAATTATATGAAGATAGTAGTTTTATATTTGCACCAATACCTTTTATAAATTGTCCTACGTTAATACCATAACTTCGGGCTTGTTTTTGCATGCTTTCAATGTTTTCGATAGCATCATCAGTTCCTACACCAATACTCCTGAAACCTTCGACTATTGGGACAATTTCAGAAGATGTTACTCCCGCAGTGCGAGCCAATAATTGCATATTTACAACTTGTTGGTCAGATAATAACGTGTTAGTCTGCATAACGTCATTTATCTCTTTCATTAATTGTAAGTTTTCATCTAAACCAACACCAAATTTTGTAGTTTCCATTGCGGCGTCTCCCATCGTTCTCAATACTGCATTTCCAATAATGTCAGTTTGACCCATGACATCTCTTGTGAGTTTAAAAGAAAGTTCTTGTAATTTTGCAGTATCTTCAATAACTGCAGTAGGTAATGCTAACCTAGCTAAACTACCTGCAATATGTAAAACCGTTTTATCAAAAATTCCGGCGGCTTTATTTAAGCCCTCCATTCCTTTGGACATCTCACCCATTGCCTCTTTTGCTTTGCCTTTTGCGTCGTCTATTGTAGCCATAAATAATCTTTTTATATAAATAGATTACCTACGTGATTTTGCCTTTTCGTATTGTTCCGATTTTTTTTCAAACTCTTCAACCAGTTTATTTATAAAATATTTTCTTTCATAGGTCGGCATATTAAGAGTGTCTGAATATGAAAAATTAGCGTGTCGAGATAAATAATATATCTCATCAAGCAAAAATATCCTATGTTCAGTAGAAAGGCCGAAAAAACTCCACCCCAAAGGTGACTCTAACTGTCAACTCTTCTCCTGACGGGGCTTTTACTTTTCTTTCTAAATTTATTTTTGGTTCACACTCAGAAAGAGTATTTCTTATAAATTTAGAGTCTAAAATGGGTAGGTTTAATATAAATGTTGAAATGTAACTTTTATCCTCGTTATTATCAACACTTACGATTTGTTTTAATAATCTGTTTGTTACTACGGGTACCGTAACATTTGTTGGGTATCTATCCAACTCATCGTTTAGTGCTTTTACTTCACCAATTGTAAGTAGCTTGCATTTCACAACCGAACCTGTTTTCGGTAGTGTTATTTCAAAATGTCCGTCTTCATTCGGTTCTTGAGTGGGTTTCTTTATATCTAACTCGTCCAAGTTAACCGTATGTTCAAATTCTTTATTTGTTTTAGGGTCTCTTAACTTAAAATTATATTCGGAACCAAACGCCGTGTTCCTCAAAAAAATTAATATAGCTTCGACATCACCCTCAAGTAAAGAATCTACTTGTATATCCGGTTCATATATTTTATTTCTAACTAAATCACTTATTACGTTAGTGTTATTACTTCCAGCGGAAACTAATATATTTTCATCTTGAGCCGTTAAATAACCAACTTTAAAAGATTTTTTCTTGTTTTTGTAAAATTTACCTTGTGAGGGTAGAGTCACCACATCATGAGGTAAATTAAAATCTTGTTGTCCGTATTGTTTTGAATTATCTTCCATTATAAATAAAAAAACCATAGAGCTTTCACCCTATGGTTAAATATATAAATTATTATTTTTTTTTCAATAGTATTAGTAAACCAAAATACATCTATCAGGACGAAGTGTTGCTGTAATTGTTGCCAACGCATCATCACTATATCCTAAACTATCAAAATTAACATCAGTTAAGAACGTACCTTGTAAAATCCATTTTTCAACAGCTACACCTGTAGGGTCTAACATCTCAAGGTCTAAGTCTTTTTTATAACCAGCAGCATAACCCATACGACCTGTTACCGATTCTGCAGTTAATCTTACCCATTCCATAAGTGCTTGTGATGCTGAAGGACCAATAGGGTCTCTAAACGTAACATTGATAGTTCCCCATGTAAATCTACCTGCAACATATGTTGAAGTGTTTAAGAATGGTATTTCTGTTGGGTTTATTGTGACTTGTGGTCTTGATGTTGATTCAACATACCAAGAGTTTATACCCAATGACGAAGGAAAAGTAAGAACAAATCGATTCTTTCTTTTCGGTTCATAAGGTACGGGCATTTTCATTAATAAATCAGCCATTGTATTTTGGTTTTAAAATTCTTGTTTATTTTATTTATAAATATCATAATAAAAGTTTTTCTCTTTACTTTTCTATTATTACTTGTAAAATCCTTATCTAGCTACCCTATTATACTTCTTCTTTATTACCTCCTTTAGTTAAATAAGTTTTAACTGGATTATCATCATATTCTTTATCTAAAAACTTTTTTATTGATTCAATATTTCCTGGGTCATCATCTGAAAACCCTATCTGAGGTATAAAGTTATTATTAACATCATTTGTAAATGATACTTTTTTACCTATTTTTTGGCTTTGAAACTTTACATAATTAATAAATTCCCTTAAAGCTTCTATCTTTCCTTCTTCCGGATTTGCAGCAGAACCCTCACCATAAGTTACGGGGTGATATTTACACATGTCCAAATACTCCTTTATTAAAAGTTGGTCGTCTTTCATGACCTCTCCCGATAAATCACGATATTTTTTAAGGTTTTCTACCAAAATATTTTTATCGATTCCATTGTGGTTGGTTACAATATAATTATATATAGCATCTTTGAGGACTGATGGTGTGTGACCACGAGCGGTTATAATAGCAAAAATAGAACCGCCATTTATACATTCCACAAAATCTTCCCATGAAGGACCAGGCTTCGCTAATAAAGAGTCAACAATAAACTGTTGGTCACCTGATACACGAAAATTTCTATACGGGTCTTTTGAATAACCAACAATTTGATGACCCTTATATTCAAAGGGTTCTTGTCCTATCATCTGTCTATACTCTGCAAAGTCCTCTGTAGACATACCGACCTCCTCATCTTCATTCGATAATAACATAATCTGAGTGGGCATAATAACAATATTATCGTCCCAATCAAAAGCATAATATTTTAAATCAGGATTACCTTCTTCAAATCCTTCTTTTAAAATCAACTCTTTTATATTTTTTCTTATTATCGAACTTAAATTCATTATTATCCGTTTAATTTTTCAATTAACCTTTCTAACTGAGATTCAGTAACAATAATGTTTTGTGGTTTTTTAGAAAATGTTTTAACTCCGTTAGGTTTAACATTTAATTCCTCTGCAAGTAATTTCTTTTTAAATTCCATTGTTTTATTTTTTAAATTTTAATTAATACAATATGGGGGACATAACATCCCCCATAATATAACTATTAGATATCCTCAAAAGACGCTCCTGTTGGAGTGATTAAGAACTCAATATCAATAAACTCAAGTGCTCTTGTTGGTTTTAAATAAATTTTTCCTACAAGTTGGTTTTTATCCATGTCTTCAGGTGTGTTTTGTACTACGACTCTAAAGTCGATTAAACCTCTGTCTCTTCTGATTGAATCTAAGATTGGGTTTACTGAATCTAAGAATTCCTGTCTTACTTGGTCGTCGTTTTGTTCGAATAATAATCTTACAGCCACTGCTGAGATTAATTTACGAGCCTGTAACAACAATCTTCTAACGTTGATTCTGTCGAGTGCAGATTCTTTAACTTGTGTTGTTTTGTTACCCCATATTACTGTACCGACATCTGAGAATGTTGCGATTGGGTTAATTCTACCCTTATACAAAATATCTCTATCGTCTTGGGTCAACTTTTTACGTGCTTTAATTCCGTTAGCCAAACCTCTTGTGTAACCCGCGGACGCGAACCATGGGAATGCGATATTATCAGTTAATGCTAAGTTTCTAACAACCTCTGCTGTTGGTGGTAAATAAACTTGTGTGTTGTTAACTGCATCTCTTGTTAAAATCCATGGATAATAAGTTGCGGTGTAGTTTGAATCAATTCCTGTATCTTCAAGATTCTCAGTAGCCTCTTGTGGGTAAATAAAGTCTGTGGTGTAGTTTGATGTTGTATTTGTAAACATCTGATAGTCAGGTGTTGTACAAATATATATCGAGTCAGCCCTATCTGTTTCAATCATATCGATAGCGTTTTCGATAAGGTTTGAGTTGTTAACATAATCAACACCCGGTGTTGCAAATACGTTTATATTAATTGACTCAGGGTTTACAAACGTCCACTGTCCCCATAGATATGCGTAGTAATCACTGTTACCCCAATCTTGTCTATCTGGACCTACTATTGTTTTAAACGCACCCCATCCGTCAGCTTCAGGGAACCTTATTGATGGTGCTGCACCTCTCAAGTAACCATTATTACCTAAGATATATCTATCACCGTTTGTACGGTGTTCTCTGTAAATGTCCCATCCGTCAAAACCACCTGTTGGTATTAACGTGAATTTACGTGAGTTTAATTTATAATATGGACTTAAATCTCCTGGTTCACTTCTAAATTCAGCTGAACCAACTTCAAACGCGGTTTCACCTGATGTGGTGTATTGGGAAGGTATTGTAATACCTGTCGCTCCTGAGTCCATATGGTATCCTTTTGTTAATACCGCCCATGGAGTAGACTCTGTAGCCGTAGCTAAGTTTGTTGGGTTTTGTTTACCTTTATATGATGCAAAATCTACGTCGATACCTACTGTATTTGATACACCTAAGTATACTCTTCTTGGATTGTCACCTGAACTTCTTGTGAAGTTATCTCCACCCGACGAACTTCCAAATGGGGGGTTGTAAATAATTTCACCCGGTTCATCGTATTTTGTTTTATAAATTAAATGAGGTGATTTATACCCACTATATTGTCTTGTTTCGTAACCTCTAAATCCACAAGGTAAAGCATCTATTGGTGCTTCCTCATTAACCTCTAACATAATGTACCTTGATTTTAGTTCAAAGTCTCCGTTAGAAGTACCGACTTTTTTAGCTACATAACTGTTTAAACTTGGGTCCATAGTACAGTTGGTAAACTTCTCAATAACCGATGGACTTGAGTCTGTATCATAAAAGTCTCTTACAATAATATCAAAAGTTAAATTGTTAAATGAAATATTTGCAATTGAAATTTTAATTTCACTATTTGCGGAATTACCGTCAGAAATTGATATGAATTTAAATAGGTTAAATACTTCGTCACCTCTTAACTCAGATACAACATATGGAGTGTGTGGTGTTTGGTATCTATCTAAATACCAACCTATACCTGTATTATCATTATCTGTTCTAGCTCCTTCTAAAGCCAACAATGAAGAGTTTATACCTCTAATCTTACCTTCCTTATAACCTCTGTTCAATAAGTTATAATACATTTCGTCAATCATCAACGGTACCTCAAATCTATTTTTACCAAAGTTAGAATAACCAAATACTTTAGGTAAGAAATTAGTATCACTAATATCGAATGAAGTTCTAAATGAGAAAGATTCATTATCTTTTGTTACACCCGTTAATTGGAATGTTTCAAAGGGGTTACTCATAACACCTGCGAAAGCACCTGATGTTACAATATTTAAATCGGTCAATCCTGAAACTTCATATTCAGGTCCGTCTTCACTTGCGTTATAATTACTTATACCTCTTGAACGAAGTGTTGCAACTATCATATCGTGATATTCAGTTATAGGTGTTCCTGAATAGTTGGTTGAATATAATGTTGCTGTTCCTGTATAGTTATTTCCTCCGGTGTTTGTTAATGTGGTTACCGCATAACCAAAACCAACACCAGTATATTCATTATTTTCATACGGAAATAATGCGTAATACCAAGAGTCGTTACTAGGTGAGGTTAAATCTGCATTATCAAGATTAACATTATCAACACCAAATGCGTTTACTACAGTAGTAAAACTACCTGAAGCACCTGTAACACTATCTAAAGTAGTTGCACTTAAAGTACCGAATATATATGCATTTTCACCGGCTGTAGTTGGCTCAACAATTTCTCCATAAACATAATTTAAGAAGTCATCTTGTAATGTGGATACACCTCCTGTATATGTTGTATACTCTGTTGTCCAATAATCCGATATACCTGAAGGTAACGTATTAATGCCCGATGTGATTGTTGTTGCTGAACTTGTACCTGAAACACCCGCAAAATCTATTGTGTATGGACCTTCTATTGTGGTTTCAACTACTGTTGTTTGGTCAACGTTACCAAACGTACTAATAGACCACGATGGTCCTGCATCGTAACCTGACAGACCTAATATACGTGTTACAAATAATTGATTTGATTGTTGAAGGTACGCTTTAGCAATATATGCGGCTTCATATTTTGGTATTTGAGTGTTTACATATTTTGTTGGATTTGTTCCACCAAAAAACGCAGTAAACTCATCAAAATTAGTTATAAATATCGGTTCAAACGCGGGTCCCGATAAAGTTTCACCTACAACACCAAGGGTTGTTACACCAACACTTTGTGCTACGAAACTTAAATCTCTTTCAGAAGTATATACACCTGGAGATACGAATACTTTATTAGCCATACTATTTAATATTTTCTTTTTATTTATTTGATAAATATTATAAAAAAAATCAAAGTGCAATTACTTTGATGACATATTTATTAGTAGGTATGAAAAAATTCTTACTTTTTTCTACCCTTTTGTTAATAACACATGTATAAGATAAAAAATTTAAAAATCTCAGTTGAATCACACAAACTATTAAAAAGTTTTTGTGAAAGGAAGGGATTAAAAATGTTTAAGTTTGTAGAAAAACTTATAGAAGAAAATTGTAAAGAGGATACAGATATTTACGGAGAGTAAAACTCAATCACTATATAATAAATTTGCTCTACATTTAAGTATCGCTTCTTCTTGGTCGTCTATTTTAATTACATCAATTCTAATCGTGTCGTTAGTGTTGATTTGAATTTTAGTCAACTCGTCACCAATAAAATTATCGTTAATATAGACTGAGTAATCTGATACATTTATAGTTTCCAAAACTGATAAGTCAATTGTGTATGGATAAACCTCAGATAAAGAAGTTACACCAACACGGAATAAAACGTCTAAGTCAAAAGTATTTGGGTTTTCAGGATGTTCTTTCGCTCTCCTTGATTTATTTCCTGTTTCTACTTCAAATAAAGTAAATGCTCTTGAAATGGCGGGCTTAACCTCAAACTCTTTTTCGTCAATTAAAAACCCCATCATCAAAAACTCATAATTTTGTATATAGTATTTTCTTTTTTCAATATCCAAAACAGATTCATCAGAAACATTATTTAATACTATAGGAACATAATGACCTTTTACGAATGTGTATGATTGTCGGGAAGAAAACTTTTGTAAAACAAGTTTGTTAAACTCATTAAGATGTCTCATCTTTGTGCAGAATATTTTTACATTATATGTAATATCTACAGGTACAGGTTGCGGGATTTTATAAATATCCATACCTTTTCTTTGTCCGTCCCATGTTGGGACTTTGGCATAATAAAATTGTCTTCTATTCGGTATTGTGTATTGTAAAGATGGGTTTGTGCCGTATTTTACATCAGGATTTCTTACTGTAGCAATAAAGGGAGGTTTTATGTTTTTATCCAAGTCTTGGAATTTCCAAGTTTCTGTGAACTGAGCCCAATTTTGAGTTGTTATTATAAGGTCGACAGGATTGACTTTTTTACCATCTGCAACCATTTCCAAATCGTCTCGAACAAAATCTAACATACCTCTATCTAAATCGGCATGTAATACACTCTTAGGTAAATAAGTTCCTTTATCCTGAATATACTCAAGAAGTTCCTCTCTCCTTTCTAATAAAATTTTATCGGGAGTAAGTTTTAAATCTTTTTTTATTTTTTTTGGAAATGCCATTAACTTACAATTTCATTAATATGAAAAATTTTATTTTTTGTATTAATCATGTCGATTTCATTTGCATTATAAATTGGTTCTTCACTGTCTTTTCTTACAAAAGAATCGTACTTATGTGGATTATAAGTTATTACTTTGTTATTTGTTTCGGGAGGCATGTTTTCACACGGCCATTGACAGTAATCAAGTAAAGTTCCGATAACAAAGGCATGAACATTTTTTCTCATCTCCTTTCTTACTCTTTCTCTACCTCCTTCTCTAACTCTAAACTCAACATCTTTTAATTTTACATAATCCGCATATAATATAATTCTACCATCATATTGCACTGAAAATGTTTTTTTATGTAAGTTATAATATACCATAACTTTAAGACCTATTGGGTTGGAGATTTTTTTTTCTTGTTCAACGACTAATCCCATACGAGATTTTATTGTGTTTAATTCTTTCAATAAATGTTTATTCATAATCCTCTAAATTCATTATCGTTTACAGGTGATGCGGTGATACTTCTGTAAAATGGTTTATATCCTCCATAAGTATGTTTATTATCGCTAACAACTCTTCCATCGTTTACCACAGTATAATATCTAACACGAGATTCTGTCTCATAATACCCAATATAGTCACCATATTCTATCTCCACATTTAATTCATCTAATGTGTGTTGGTATACACCGACCTTTAGATTACCAGGTTCCATTTGTGTCATTCGACTTTGACCGTAATCTTGGTTTTCAGGTTGCTCAACTTGAACATAACCCTTAAACTCAACCGGAGGGTGGAATTGGATACCATCTTCAACCGTCTCACCGTATACATCGTCAGTTTTTGTTTTTTGCCTATCCACACGGTATAAGACTAACCTAAAGTTCATATCACCTTCAAGCCATTCTCTACCCATACTGATATCAAGTTCAAAGTCTTCCGAACCGAAAAACTTTTCTAATCTTGTTATTGGAATCTTTCTGTTACTCATTATTGATAAATATTCATAAAATGATTATATTTAATTGTATTTAGTAATAAGATTGGAAAAAACTCCACTAAATAACTTACCTGAAGTTCGTGCTCTTAGACTACTTGAAGACTATGAGGGGTATAATAATTATATCCTAAAGTTAAAGGGTAAGATGAAAAAGTTTAATCATTTTAAACTCACACGTGCACAGGCAGATTATATAATAAAATTTAAAGAGCGTGTACCAAAAATCGCAAGAAGGTGGGTAGAATTAGATACTTATTTTGGTCAAAAACTTATGGACGATAAGTTACTAACCAAAAGACCTGAAAAAATATACATAGAAAAACTTCTTGTTGAAAAAGAAAAGTCATACCATATATGGGGTAAGTTATTTGAAAATGCGGAACTCAGTGATATATGGATACCAAAAGTTGCGTTACAAAAAAACACACAAAGGGAGGTCAATATTGATTACACAAAGTATTCTCACCGTCCACCATTAGAGCACCAAAAAGAATCGATAGAAAAACTTGTTGGTAACGACAAATATATTTTGGCTGACGATATGGGTCTTGGAAAGACAACATCTACTGTTATTGCTTCGTTAGAAAGTGATATAGAAAAGGTTTTAATTATATGTCCCGCTTCACTAAAAATTAATTGGCAAAGAGAAATTGAAAATTATACCGAAAAAGAGGTTTCAATTATTGAAGGTAAGAAGTGGGAACCTTCAGAATATACAATAATCAATTACGATATCCTTAAAAATTTTCACGACCCAAAGTTACCCGATAAATCAGACATTCTTAATTATGGGTTTGATTTGGTTGTTATGGATGAAGCCCATTACATACAAAATGTAAAAGCGGCAAGAACTAAAATAGGTAATGATATTGCAAAAAAAATCGGAAAGGTTTGGTTATTAACAGGGACACCGATGACTTCAAGACCTATGAATTACTATAATCTTTTAAATTTAGTTGATTCTCCTGTAGCTGATAATTGGATGGCATACGCCATTAGATATTGTGCTGGTTATCAATTTAATGTCGGAGCAAAAAAAGTTTGGAATGTTACAGGAGCATCCAACCTTGAAGAGCTTCGAGACAGGACAAAACCGCAGGTTTTGAGAAGGTTGAAAGAGGATATTTTAGATTTACCTGAAAAGATTTTAACTCCCGTATATTTGAGGACGAAATCAAAAGAATATAAAAAATTAATGGGAGAATATTATGACTGGTATAACTCATCAGAGGAGTCGACCTCTTTAACCATTCAGTTTTCGAAACTAATGAAAGTTAGACAAGTTATTGCAGAGGAAAAAATCAAGGATACTATTGAGATTGCTCAGAACATAATTGACCAAGGAAAAAAAGTTATAATATTCACAAACTTCACAGATACGTTAAATAAAATAACCGAACATTTTGGTAAGTCCGCAGTAAAACTTGATGGTAAAATGTCCAAACCACAAAGGCAACATTCTGTTGACGAGTTCCAAAACAATGAAAAGATTACCGTGTTTGTCGGGAATTTAAAAGCTGCGGGTGTAGGTATTACATTGACCGCGGCAGAAGCGGTTATTATGAATGACCTATCGTTTGTACCATCGGACCACTCACAAGCTGAAGACAGGGCATATAGATATGGTCAAAAGTTTTCAGTATCAGTGTACTATCCGATATTTGAGAACACAATAGAAGGTATTATTTACGATATTCTATCAAAGAAAAAGAATATTTTTGAGACTGTCATGGGTGATAATGAAGGTAAGGGAGACGTAATGGAAGAGATATTAAATATGATTTCACAAAAAACTTAAGATATTTGTATGTTCCGCGTTATTTATATATAAAATAAATCATGGGGACCAAAAAATTATTAGAACAAATACAAAATTTAGAAAACCAAATTATTGTTAATGAAATTAACAAGAATACACCCCCACAAATACTACAAGAAATGAAAAAAATAGGTATCGAAAGATTACCCTATTCTTACTCAGCCATCGAACGTTTCGTGGATAAAGAAACTATGAACGTTCATTACAACAAACACTATAAGAGTTATGTTGAAAAATTAAATAAAGCTATCGAGAATAAATCGGGTAAAGACAAAACTTTGGAGGAAATTATTAAAACTATTTCTTCATATAATCGCAGTGTAAAAGATAACGCGGGAGGAGCGTTCAACCACGCATTATTTTGGAAAATGTTATCACCAAAAAAACAAAGGTGTACCGGTGAAATATATGACAAAATAATCAAAGATTATAAAACATTTAATAATTTTAAAAAAGAGTTTGAATCTGTTGCACAAAAAAGATTTGGTTCTGGATGGGTTTGGTTGGTTCTAACTAAGAATAATACTTTAAAAATTATGTCCACACCGAATCAGGACAATCCACTTATGAATACAATTAAAGGGGGTGGGTTTCCTTTATTGGGGTTAGATTTATGGGAGCATTCGTACTATTTAAAATACAGAAACAAAAGGGACGATTATATTAAAAATTTTTGGTCTGTGGTTAATTGGTCTTTTGTAAATAAGTTATATCAATCACAAGGTAAAAAAGTTGTAAAAGAAAATAGAACGGTAACAAAAGAACTCTTAATTGAATCTGAAAGTGTAGGGTGTGCTCCTTATGAGGTTAAAAAAACTATTAGAATGTTTAATACCAACAGGGGTTTAGTAAAATATTATTCTACATTTATTAATCGATTATTTGAAAAAATATTTAAAGATTATTGGAGAAAAGAGACTAAAGATGAGCTTTCAGGGGTGTATGATTTTAAATACGGACAATTTAATGAACCCGGAAGGTCGGTATTAAATTTTGTAAATACTAACGCCACCGTTTTTTGTTTATTAAAAAATGATGTAAATCAGGTACTAAGAACTCAAAATGTAAGACCAATTAATTTTAATAACAAAGATTCAGAAGAAAGTTTTAAGGAATTAAAAAGATTTATTTATTATTTGAATTTGTGGGGTCACAGAGTTTTTGATTACAAAAGACCGTCTAAAACTTTTGTTAATATGTATAACACACTTGGTTATCGACACCAACAGGGAGAAAAAAATGAGTTGGAAAGTGTTAGAATTTTAAAAAGTGTATTTGGTGATGAAAATGTCATTAAAACTGGTGAGTTAGGTAACAAAAAAGATGCATATGGAGGTGAAGATGTTAAAATTATCACTCCCGAAGGAGAAAAAACCGCTCAAGTAAAACCGTTTTCAAAGTACGAAGAAAACGAAGGTAAAGTTACCGTTTTTGATACTGGTGTTACTAAACCATATAAAACCGATTATATGGTTTTTTATAATAGAAAAAAGGGGGTAATTTATTTTGATAATTCAAATACTACGATAAATGATAAGGGACAATATGTATTTAACATTAATGATTTACGTAAAGCGTAATATTTATAGATAAAAGGAAATATGCCTGCAATTAACGAGCCAGAAAGAAGTAGAGTATATACTCGTATCAAACACTTATTAGGAGCACCACTAAGAGGTGTAGAAATAACAGATGAGATGATGGACTCTTTATTGGAGTTATCTATACAAGACTACGCTCAATATGTAAATGATTGGTTAATTGAAGCTCAATGGACATCGTTGTATGGACTAAATTTAGACGAACAATCTTTAACAAGGGCATTTGTGACAAGAAGTTTAGACTGGGAGACCCAATATACATATGCATATTCTAAAATAGTTGGTTTGCAAGCGGGAGGAGACTCGGTACTTAAAAAAGATTATATTGATTTGGTACCAAACCAACAGATATATGAAATACCCGCGGGTCGAGAACTTAATGAACTATTATGGTTTACTCGTTCAGAATTAGACGCCGCTTTCTTTGACCCGTTTATGGGTGGATTTGGTGGATTTGGAGGTATCGGTTTAGGTGGAGCTGCTGGATTTTCACAAATGGGAACTATGGGTAATTATTTTGTTACCCCCGCTTTTGATATTCTTCTTAGAATGCAAGACATCAATATTAAAAGAAGAATAATATCAGGTGAATTAACTTATAGAGTTACCGCATTACCTGAGGGTAAAAAGGCGGTTCATTTGATGAATGTACCTGGAGGTAAGTTTGATTTCGGTAATATTAGACACAATGAATTTAGAGTTTGGTATTGGTATTACGAAACTGATGATAGGGACGCATGTTTAGCGGAAAACCCTGATATTGTTAAATTACCGTCAGATATACCTATAGATGAAATGCTATGGGAAGAATTAAATAGTCCCGCAAAGGCTTGGGTCAGAAGATGGTTTACGGCATATGTTAAGGAATCTTTAGGTAGAGTAAGAGGAAAATATCAAGGAAATTTAAAAACACCTGATTCTGAAATACAATTAGAATACGATTCATTATTAACAGAATCTAAAGATGAAAAATCAAAATTAATAGAAGAGTTAATGCAACGATTAGAAAGGTTAAGACCTGATAAAATGATGGAAAGACAAGCAAATGAAGCTGAAAATTTAAATAAGGCTTTACAATATCGAGCTTTCCCAAGACAATTCTATACTATATAATATAATGGCAATATTTAAATCAACACCGGTAACAAAAATAGTAAATGGAATAACTGTGCACACCTCAGGTAGTGCCTTAATAACAAACGACACTTATAAAACAAATGGAGAAGATGCGTTAGTAATAAAAGATGTAAACTATTGCACCGTTAAACTTGATTCTTTAACAACAGAACATATAACGATTAAAGCCTTAACACAAGTACTAATATCAGGTGACTACTCTATAGATGATGAGTTTGACGAAATAGAACTACAAAGTGGAGCATCAATAGAATTAAGATTTTTAAAAGACGGATGGTATATCATGTCATCTGATGGGTTAAAGAATTCATAATACTATTGTTTTTTAAGATATAATTTTTATCTACCAAATCTAAAGTATTATCTACGTACATATAATAAGGGTCAATACCAACGGAACTCCAAAAAACTTGCTCAGTGTCGGAAAGGGTTAAAACCTCTTCTAAAGTATCTTGGTCACCATCTTTTCTTGGATATCCCCTAACTAATTCTGTTTGTGATTTAGTAAATAAGGGTCTATCTTCAGGGTTTTCCACAAGTATTTCATCCCTAATCTCAGGAGAGAATACAACCAACAAAGGTTCGATACGCTTATTAAATGC